AACTTGGGTAAAATGTATATTAAACTAAGTGAAAGATATGCCCAACGTAGCAATTGGCGTGGGTATACCTATGTAGAAGAAATGCGGGGACAGGCTATTTTGCAATTAAGTCAAATTGGTTTGCAATTTGACGAAAGTAAATCTGAAAATCCATTTGCTTATTATACAGCCGCAGTAACAAATAGCTTCACTCGTGTACTTAATATAGAAAAGAAGAATCAAAATATCCGAGATGATATGTTAGAATCGCACGGATTGACTCCTAGCCTTACTAGACAAAATCAACAAGGCTACGCTGAAGAAACTGCACGTCAGGCTGAATTATATAAAAACTTTAGAATGCCAAAAAGTGTAGAAGGTGATTTTGAAGAGACTGAGGAAACTGACCATTGACTTTTGTCATTTTTTATTGTACAGTAAAGATAGGAAATTAATATATGCCCCTATTTAAGAAAGTTGCCTGTTTTACAGATATACATTATGGTCTTAAGTCCAATAGTGCTACTCATCTTAGAGATTGTGAAGAATTTGTAGATTGGTTTATTGATGAAGCTAAGAAGGCTAGTTGTGAAACATGTATCTTCCTTGGTGATTGGAGTCATAATAGAAATAGTCTCAATCTAATTACGTTAGATACAAGTCTAAGATGCTTAGAAAAATTAGGTGCAGCATTTAAACAATTCTTTTGGTTTCCAGGTAATCACGATTTGTTCTATAAAGACAAGCGGGACATCCATAGCAGTGCATTTGGACGTCATATTCCTGGCGTAACTGTGGTAGATTGTATCACTGAGTTAGATAACGTTACCCTTGTACCGTGGTTAGTAGGTGATGAATGGAAGAAAATGAAGGATATCAAAAGCAAATACGTGTTTGGTCATTTTGAATTACCTAAGTTTTTTATGAATGCAATGGTACAGATGCCCGATCATGGTGAACTTAGGGCAGAAGACTTTAATGGACCTGATTATATATTCAGTGGTCATTTCCACAAACGGCAAACTAACAATAAAGTAATCTATATTGGTAATGCATTTCCGCACAATTATTCAGATGTCGGTGACGACGACCGAGGAATGATGACATTAGAATGGGGCGGAGAACCAAATTTTATTAATTGGAGTAATTGTCCTAAGTATAGATCTATTAAACTTAGCGATTTGATAGATCAAAAAGACACAATTATGAAGGGTAAGATGCATTTCAAGGTTAATCTAGATATTGATATTAGTTATGAAGAAGCAAACTTTATTAAAGAAACACTTACTGCCGATTATGACATACGTGAAATAAGTCTTATTCAAGATAAAACAAATTTGGATGGTACTATAGACGACAATCCAGATCAAACATTCGAAAGCGTTGATCAAATTGTATCTGAACAACTTATTAATATCGAATCAGGACAATTTGACAAAGCTACTCTTTTAGAAATTTACAATAATTTATAATAATACATGGCATTTAAACTCTGTAATATAACCGTGAGAAATTTCCTATCAGTGGGAAATCAAACACAGGCAGTTGACTTTGATAAAGAACATCTTACATTAGTACTTGGGTCAAATTTAGATCTAGGTGGTGACGATACTGGATCTAGGAATGGCACGGGGAAAACCACTATCATCAATGCGTTAAGTTATGCATTATATGGGCAAGCTCTAACAAATATTCGAAAAGAAAACTTAATTAACAAAACTAACGGTAAGGGAATGTTGGTCACTGTTGAGTTTGAAAAGAATAATACCAAATATCGTATTGAAAGAGGACGAAAACCTAATATACTTAAATTGTTCGTTAATGACACAGAACTAAAAATTGATGAAGAAGATGATAGTCAGGGAGATAGTAGAGAAACTCAGAAATCCATTGAACAAATGATGGAAATGAGTCATACTATGTTCAAACACTTAGTAGCACTTAATACCTATACTGAGCCATTCCTTTCAATGAAGGCTGCTGATCAACGTGAAGTTATTGAACAACTGCTAGGAATAACATTGTTATCCGAAAAAGCAGAAATTCTTAAACTAGCAATTAAAGAAAGCAAAGATTCTATTCAAATAGAAACGGTTAAAATTGAAGCTGTAAAGAATGCCAATAGTAATGTACAAAAAAGTATAGATAGTCTTAAGATTAAAAGTTCAGCATGGGAATCTAAGAAAGAAACAGACATAGAAAATCTAGGTCGAGCAATGATGAGATTAGAAAATGTTGACATTGAAACAGAAATAATCTCTCATGGCCACCTTAAACTATGGGTCAACAACGAAATTAAAATTAAAAATCTTAATAAACAACAGGCAACATTGGAATCTGCTATCGGTCAGGCTGAAAAAGCAGTTAAAAAATGTGATAAAGAACTTGTTAGTTTGTCTGACAAAACATGCCATGCATGTGGACAAGAACTTCACGACCATAAACATAAAGAAATGACCGCAGTTGCTGAACAGCAGCTAGTCGACGCAACCAAATACTTTGATAAAGTAACTCAAGATTTTACTAAAATTATTGAAGAGATTGGTATAATTGGAAAACAACCCCATCGACCCCAAACATTTTATGATACAGAAGCAGAAGCCCTGGGTCATAAAAACAATTTGGATGGTTTAGAAAAGAACTTAACAAGTAAAATAGACGAACAAAATCCATATGAAGAGCAGATTCAAGAATTAAATAATACAGCTATACAAGAAGTTGATTGGAACATTGTAAACTTATTAATTAAACTCCAAGATCATCAGGTGTTCCTATATAAACTGCTAACTAATAAAGATAGTTTTATCCGTAAAAAGATTATTGATCAAAATCTAAGTTATCTGAATAAGAGATTAAGTTATTACATTGACAAGTTAGGATTGCCACATCGTGTAATTTTTCAAAATGACCTTACAGTTGAAATTACCCAACTAGGACAAGATTTAGATTTTGATAATCTAAGTCGAGGTGAACGGAACAGATTAATACTTAGTATGAGTTTTGCATTTAGAGATGTATGGGAAGGATTGTATCACCCTATTAATTTATTGTTTATTGATGAACTAATAGATGCTGGAATGGATGCAGCCGGAGTTGAATCAGCATTAGCAGTATTGAAAAAAATGGCTAGAGAGAGAAATAAGAATATATACTTAATAAGTCATAAAGATGAACTCATAGGACGAGTGAACAATGTACTTAGAGTAATTAAAGAAAACGGTTTTACCAGCTATAACAACAATGTAGACTATGTTGAGTGATAATATAAAACAGTATAGAGAATTGTATTCGCAGTTAGTAAGTGCATTTGCAGAGTTGCATAATCAAAATTTAATTTTTGTACAAACTACTGGTAGATCTCCCGGATACTTATGTAGAAGAGAATTAAGAAATGTAGAAACGTTAGCAAAACAACTAAAACAACAAAGTAAATTAGTATGTAAAGAACAATTAGCTAATATAAGATTAGTAAAAAAAGAAAAGGCAAGATTAAAAGCATTGCCAAAAAAACGTGGAAGACCACCTAAAGGAAAAACAAATGTCATCAACACAACAAATTAAAGATTGCATGGACGGATTTTTAGCAGAAGATGCAAAATTCTCAGCAGGCAATGCAGCTGCCGGTACTCGTGCTCGCAAAGCATTAGGAGAGCTAGCCAAAGCTGTTAAAGCACGCCGTAATGAAATCACTGCTGAAAAGAACGCTCGTAAAGAAGCTAAGGCAGCAAAATAAAATGAATAAAGCGTTAGAACATTATCGTGACAACGGATTTAAAAGTGTAGAGGGCTGGGTTGAGGATGAGCTATTTACTACAATTGATTACTTTAATAATTTACCAATAAACAAAACTGGTGGGGTTTGTGAGATTGGGGTCCATCATGGTAAATTATTTTTATTGTTAAATCAAATAACTGAACTTCAAGACAAATCATATGCAGTAGATGTGTTTGAATCACAGTCACTTAATATAGATAATTCTGGCTGCGGAAATATACATTATTTTAAGCATAATTTATTAAATTATGATGTACATCAAGGACAAAATACAACTATTATACAAGGTGACTCTACTGATTCTAAACTACAACTTGATAAAATAATTGAACCAGGTTCTTTAAGATTTATGTCTATTGATGGCGGCCATACTGCAATCCATACTATGAATGATTTGAAACTTGCAAGTAATCTTATCAGTAATGAAGGTATAGTAATACTCGACGACATTCTCAATCATCGATGGATAGGAGTGTTAGAAGGGTTAGTAAAATTCTTACAAACAACTCCAACATTAGTTCCTATAATGATGGGGCATAATAAATTATATTTGGTTAAATTAAGTTATCAAAACTACTATTACGAAGCATGTAGTAAAATGGGGTTACCCGGAGTATGTAGCACTAATAGATTTTTTGGATTTAATATTGCAACTTGGCCGTATTGGCCAAAAGTAATGCCATGGTAATATTATAATGTTATGGACTTATAAAGATCAAGAAGTTATTGAACTACCAGAAGATTGTATTGGGTATGTATATATTATCACAAATTTAACAAATAATAAAAAGTATATAGGAAAAAAACTTGCAAAGTTTGCAAAAACTACTTATAAGACTATAAAATTAAAGAATGGTACAAAAAAGAAAAAGAAAATCAGATCTAAAGTAGATTCAGATTGGAAAGAATATTGGGGTAGTAGCCCCAATCTTCAGGCAGATATAAACACCTTAGGCAAAGAAAATTTCACAAGAGAGATATTGCACTACTGCAAAAGCAAAGCAGAAACATCATACGTTGAGGCCCGCGAACAATTTGACCGCAAAGTATTAGAATCAAATGAATATTATAACGGACAGATCTCAGTCCGTGTCCATGGCTCACACATTATAAACAAAATTTAATTGGTATAAAGCTCGCACCTGCTAAGTTCTGGTGCCCGTATACCTGGATCTAGGATCACAGGGAGGGAAATCTCTTGCCGATAAGAGTACTCATCTACTACCCGAAAGGATGAAGATCGTAAAATGCTTACGGTTTAGATGTTTGAAGATAGAAAATAAGCAAAATGAAGGGCTAGAGACGCCCTACGTAAGCAAGTATGTTAGTGTATATTTGTTTACTGCCGCTGGATAAAGACACTGCTCGTGGTACAGGCCAACCGCCACTGTAATGCAGTAACACTAAGTGACATATGTTCGACTCGAATAATGTTCTTTGCCCTGCTCGGGCAAAGTGTGACTGAACGATCTGAATAATATTAATTCTTTCTTCGAAAGAAACAATTGCTCTGAGTGCAAACGAAAGAGCAAACGAACTGTGTTCGTTTTTTATAAATAATCAATTACTGGATTACACATATGGATATTAGACTTTTAATAAATTCTCTTGATAATATTGAGCAAACTTCAAGTATTAAGAAATATATTTCTGAAGATTTATACTCTACTCCTGAGATGCAACCGCATTGGAAACGGATTGACGAGGGATTTATTAGAGGCTATGAAAAGTATCTATCAGAAGTTGCACTTACTCCTGATCAAATTCAAAACATTTTTAAACAAGCAGGTGGGGGTGCTGGAGGAGAAGCTCCGAAAGATCCTGGAAAGTTAGCAGCTCTTGTTGATAAAGTTCTCCCTACTTCTCAGGCTGCAAATTTAGAAAAGTCATTACCCGAACCGGCTGCAGGTCCAGTGGATGGATTTGAACAAAAAGCCGGTTCTGCGGTTCAAAACTTACAGGGCGTTGATAGCGGCACTAAACAAAGTTTAATGCAGTTAATTAAGGCAGGTGTACAAAAACCAGAATCTCAGCAACTTATTCTTGCTGGAGTTAGTGCAGTTCTTGGTGGTTTAATTGGTAAGGTTGGACCAATCATAAGTATGATTCCTGGTGGTGGGCCAGTTGCTGCCGCTGTAACTGGCGCCATTGTTGCCGGTGGTGTTGCTGTTATTGCAGCCAAACTACGAGGCGAAGATTGGAAATCTGCATTCAAAGGTGCTATTAAGCCTGCATTAATGGGCGGCGCCGCCGCAGTTGTTGGTAATTTAGTTGCAACTACAGTATCTACAATGATGTCAGGTGGCAGTGGGCAACAAACAGCAAGTGGCGGTGGTGACGCACAAGCAGCGATTGCTGACGATCAAGCACGTATGGATTCGTTCCAAAAGAAATACCCACCGGGAGAAGGTTATACATACCAAGGTTCTGGCGATCATTTACAAGTATTCGCCGCCAACGGACAAAAAGTATTCTCTGGGGACATCCCATTCAAGTCTATGGATGCTAGCCAATTTGCTGGCCTTGCACAAAATGGT